CAAAAAAATGGGTGGTAAATATAAAGGCAAAAAGAAAGCCACTGGTGGAGCTATAAGGCTCAGTAGAGGTGGTACAGTCATGGTACAAGGCAGAGGCTGTGGTGCTATGATGAATGAAAAAAGAAAGAAAACAAAAATGCCAAGGTCATAGTGAAGAGAAAACCAGAACCAAAAAAAGGTACAGGCAAAAAGCCAAAGGGTAGTGGCAGAAGACTCTACACTGATGAAAACCCTAAAGATACTGTAAGTATTAAGTTTGCAACT